GTTATGTATTTATTATTACTAAATAAAAATTTAGAATATAAATAAATCATATCAATTGTTGTCATTTCAATTTCCATAGTTGGAATATTAAATATAAAATCATTTCCATAAAAAGACATTAAAATTATAAAATCACTAATAATTAAATCTTTTTCTGAATCATTAATTTCTTTTTTTGGCGAAAATTCAATTATTTTATCAATAATATTATTATACAAAAATTTTACATCAATATATTGTGATTCTGTATTACTCAAAGTAGATGGCTGTAATGAATATGCTTTAACAACATTTAATTTTTCTGCTTTTGTATTTATATATATTTTTAAACATAATAATACTGAATCACCATCAGGAGAATAAAAAACATAACTTTTACTATTTTTATATTTTTTAAAATCTTCCAATAACATTTCCATTAATATTTTTTCACCTTCACCAAATTCTTTGTCAATAATAACAACTTCAATAATTTTTTCAATACTATTTTTAATATCATTTGCTAAATTATTTTCATGATACATTTTATACACATAATCAGTTGTTTTTTTAATATCACAACTTATTATTTTTTCATCATATATTTTTCTAATATCAATTAATTTATGTTTTCTTGTTTCTTTATTATTAATATATTTTTTGAATTCAACAAAAGCATATCTCATATATCTACGGTGTCGTTGTTCTTGTATTTTAGCATAACTTGGAACTCCATCAAATGAAATTAAAACATATTCAACATTTACTAATTTATTTTTTAACATATCACTCACAAAAAACACAATTTCATTATAAATATATTTATAAATATTTGTTTCAACTTTTTTACAATAATTTTCAATAAATAAATTATTAATTTCTTGTGTAATATCAATATCATATTTTTTACTAATATTTTCAAATTTTTCTCTCTCATAATTTTTATCAATTATTTTATTTTCTATTAATAAAAAATTAAAAAGTAAATAATTTAAATCATTTATTACAAACTCTCTTACTTTATATGCTATTGAAATAAAATCCATATATACTCTATTACCATCTATTTTATTACTCAAATCAGTTTTTCTGTCAGTTATTTCATTTAAAGAATTTAATAATTTTAAACATTTTGCTAATCTAACAATTCCCATTATAATTTATAATTATACTGTAATTATTTAATTTTAAATTTATATAATATTATGGCATATAGTGATAATATTATGGAATATGGTGTGTGTTGTGTTGCTGACACATCAATAAAAGATATTTTTCCTAGTATAGATAACTTTTCTTATACAGATTATATTTGTGCTCTTACTGATATTCAAAAAATTATTTTTGAAGAAAACTATAATAATGAAGATAATTTTTTATATCTCTATTACAAACTATATGCCGAGTTAAAAGCTTATGAAGAAAAACATAAGGATTATAGATGGGGAGTTAATGCTAATTCTGATAAAATTTATACGCTAATAGATGACAACCACGCGAAAATACAAGAACAAAAACCAAAACCTACATCTTTTACACAATTGTCTGAACCAACAAAAAAGAAATTAACACTTATTGATAAAAAGTGTCGTCCTACTAAATTAAAAAAATATTCTCTTATTGGAAGTATCACATTAATTATTATATTATGTATTTTATATTTGTACAAAAATATGGATAATTTTTCAGGAGGATCACAATATAATTTTACTCAATATAATAAATCAAATAAAAAACTATATAAAACATTAAATAAAATTTATACTAATAAAATAATTGATTATTAATTTATTTTATAAATAATTATAATAATGGAATCTTATGCTTCTGATTATGAATTTATTAAATATATACAAAAATTTATTATTAATTCACAATCAAATGAATATCCTAATGGGTTAAATTATGAATATGGTGCTTATTTTCCAATTTTATTTTATTATAAAGATACTTATAATAAAATAAAAGATAATTATAAATTTACAGAATCTGCAGAATTAATAAATAATCATAAAAAAATAAATTCATTTTCTTATGATATTGAACAATATAATAAACTGGCCAAAAATTATACAGTAAATATTTTTTTTTTAAACCAGTATATACATCCCTTATATTTAGACCATAAAACAAAATTAAAAAACCAAAAAGAAGAATTAAAAAAACATGAAGAAGAATTAAAAAAAAATATTCTCTTATTGGAAGTATCACATTAATTATTATATTATGTATTTTATATTTGTACAAAAATATGGATAATTTTTTAGGAGGAACACATAATAATTTTACTTATGACAATAAATCAAATAAAAAACTATATAAAACATTAAATAAAATTTATACTAATAAAAACATTTTATTATAAATAATAAATCATGAAAATATAATACAAATTAAAAATATACAAAATGTTAATTCATTTAATATTTTGTATAAAATAGTTTTACCAGTAAATAATCCTAAATAATATTTTTTGTGAAAATATTATATGAACTTTACAATAATATACAATTAAACTTTTGATACTTCAAATTAAAGATTTGATTGGAAATAATTAAAAAAATATATTATTATATAAATGAATCTTGTAATAATTCACATAAGTAGATGTGGAGGAACTGTTATACGTAAAACATTAAAAAAATATAATATTGAATTTACAACAATACATATACAAAAGGTAAAATTTAAAGAAAATAAAAAATACATAATAGTATTAAGAAATCCTATATCACGATTTATATCAGCATTTAATTGGCGTTATAAGACAATTATATTAGATAAAACTAAATATAAAACTCCTAAAACTAGAGAATATACTATTCTTAAAAAATACAATGATGTTAATAATTTAGCAGAAAATATAGAAAGTTATAATGATGACCCTACTATGGAATATTTACATCATATTTATGAAGACATTAATTATTATTTAAGTGATTTTATTAGAGATTGTAAAAGTGAAAATATATTAGGTGTTATTACACAAGAAAATTTAAATGAAGATTTTAAAAAACTTTTCAAAATTGATATTGATATAAATGTTAAATCAAAAATAAATGATTCATCTTTAAGTAAAACTATATCTAATTTAGGATATAAATTACTTAAAGAATATTTATGGAAAGATTATAGATGTATAAAAAAATTATATAATATGAATTGTTTAACAGAAAAACAATATGAAGTATTATCTAAATAATAATGTGTATTTTTTATACTAGTCTTCGCTGTTATATAAAAAATAATTATAAATTTTATTTTTTTTTTAATATAATATATATATATATTAATGTCAAATAAATCATCTAAAAGTTCTGGAAATGAAAAGGGGAAACTTCTCTATTTTGAAAATCAAGAAAGCAAAGTAATTCACGCTGAAGATAAACTTTTTTGTAAATTTTATGGAGTTAAAAATGGTGTTATGTCAAAAGTATCTGTTGTTGCTCCTTCCAAAGGAGGTGAATATACTTTAACTGTTAAAAGTGGCCAAAGTGCCGAAAAGGTTACTAAACATAACAAAAAAGAACTTTTAGCTTTTTTAAAATCTGATCCAAATTTAGCTTTTATGTTAGAATATATTAACAAAACTTCTTCTCTTTCTCGTTCTAAGAAATCACGAAAAGGTTCTAAAAAAGCTTCTAAAAAGGGTTCTAAAAAGGGTTCTAGAAAACTAGCAAGAAAAGGTTCTAAAAAATCAAAAAAATCTAAAAAATCAAAAAAATCTAAAAAATAAATAATTTGTTAAAAATAAATAATTTGTTAAAAAATATACTAATTAATTTTAATTATTATATTTATAATGGATATTGATATAAATTTCATTAATTCTATAAATTTTTATAATATAACAAAAAAAATATTTGATAAATATTTTGATAATACTGAAACAGCACTAGAACAAAAAATATATGATAATATAAATATATTAAATAAAAAATATAAAGATTTTTTTGAATTAGAAGAAAATAAAAAAATATTATCATTATTGGAATTATCAAGTATTGGTATTAGTTTTTACAATAAAATAAAAAATAATAATACTTATAATGAAATTGATAAACCATACACACTTTTAACATCATTGTATATTGATGAATTATTTAACAGTTATAAAAATTTTGATGATATTGTTAGACAAATGACATGTGATTTTCCAAGAGAAAAAATATATTTAAATAATGTAAATTATACTAACATTAGTATTTTTATTAATGAAATAATGAAATACAATAGAGATATTAAAAATAACTTAAATGTTTTATCTTTATCAATTTCATTAATATGTCAATCATCATTTTTTAATTCATATTCTTATTTAGTAAATAATTTATTTTCTCAAATATCAAATAATAAAATTTTATCAAACTATAATGTTGCTGATGATAATAAACATAAATATATTTATTTTACAATTAATGAAAATGAATTTAAATGTGTATTAGTAGTTTTTTATAAAATTATAGATATTGATACAGAACATATAATTTACAGGATAAAATCTGAAACTATATTTGATATTGATAATGAAAATTGTGTTTTTGTTTATGAAAAAATTTAATAACAAGAAGGGCTATTTGTTAAAAATTCATCTAATGACCTATAATAATCTTCTTCAAGTAATCCATTAACACATACTGATTGTGGAACTAATTTATAATCTTTATCATAAAAATACATTAATTTATTAGGTTTTTCATCACAATATTTACTAACTAAACGATTTGGTGAATATGAACATAAATCATTATCATTTGCTGAAATATATTTATTATCATTACAATTTTTACAATTGACATAAAATGCACCATTTGTTCCTCTTAATTTATTTAATTTTATATTATCATAATTTTCTTTATTATAATAATTAATTATAATTAATAAAATGATAATTATACAAACACCAACTAATATATACATAATATTATTACACTACATAAAAACTTTCTTTATTTAATAATTATATATTTAATATGAGTTTTATTGATTCACGTTATCCACAACTAAATAAAAAACATATTACAAAAAACACAATAAAAAAACCTATTGAAAAAACAACATCTAACAATGTAAAAGAATATTTTAAATCATTTTGTATTTCACAAAAAGATGTTAATCACCAAACAACAAATCAACAAATTTCAAATACAAGAACTAAAAAAAATACTGTTACAAAATTGGTTGTTCCAAGTGGCTACTCGCCATCACAATTAAGAACAGCATATAATTTTCCTGCTTTTCCTGCAAGTGCACAAAAAAGACCAATAATAGCAATTGTTGTTGCTTATGGTTATCACAAATCAGCAGCTTATTCTGATTTACGAAAATACTGTACTACTTTTGGAATTCCGTATCCT